ATTTTATATTTATAATAATAAATAATATTTTTAATTTATTATGGGAATTTGTTATTCTAGATATTATCAATGTGATAATTGTCAAAGAATATTACATAAAGATGGTCCTAAAATATTATATTCATTCCGAGGATGTGGTAAATATCATAATAAATTAATGTGTGATGAATGTTTATCAGATAAATTAGGTTATGATATAAGTGATCTTGATGATGGATCAGATGAATATTCAGAATATGATATTCATTTACCAGATACAAAAAATAATGATCCTTTAGGAATGACTATTTATATAAAAAAAAGATTATTTTAAATTAATCTTAGTAGTAAAAACCTACCTTAAAAACTTATTTCACATGGAAACCAATAGAAACATTTAAAATCAACCTAAAAAGGGATCGAATTACAGAAGCTTGTTTCTATCCTGTTATGTGAATTTATGAGTTTCACTCTAATTATAATTTTTCACCATTAATGGTTGTGAACACCGGTGAAATAAAACAAATAATAATATGAAAATCATTACTTGTCTTATTTCAATTGAACTATAGAAAAGAAAAATTATTTATGGACGCAATTCATATCGTTTAACTTTCATTTTGTATTCATCGATTTTATATTTCTTACATGGAGTAAATAATCGGTTACTTATTTTATTATATTTCTGAATAAATATTTCTTTTTCATCTTCCTCTAAACCTTGTTTTTCAGCAAGTTTAGTTAAATAAACAACATTATTCAATTCTAATAAATCTTTCAGAAAATCCATTATTATAATCAATTTATAACGATATTTAAAAATCAAATTTTATATAAGTAAGGAAAAAAATTATTTCTAATTATTTCTAATTATTATTGATTATTGCTGAATACAACCCATACCTTCTTCTTCTTCATTTATCATTTCTTTAACAACATCTTCTTTATCCTTATAAAAATAAGCTTGAACTAATTGTCCGTCTTTTTTATTTCTTTCTAACTGAACTAATATCTTTTTCAAATAACCTTTTTGTTTATCACCTAATGAATCAGGAAATTGAATTTGTAAATCAATAATTAAATCTCCATAATCATCTTTACCATCACCATCAGTTAATGATTTACCTTCATGTTTAATTGGCATACCTTTACCGAAGACTTGAAACATCTGATTTGGTTTTACGATATCTGATATTTTGACTTGTAAAGGACCTGTAAGATGATCAATTGTTAATTCTAAACCACATAAAGCTTCGCATAAAGTAATTTGTTCTTCAATAAATAAATCATTTCCCTTCCGTTTGTATTTTGAATGATCTTTTTCAATAACCTGAATAACTAAATCTTCAGTAATATTTAATTCAGGAATATAATTCCCACCTTCTTTAACAACGATATTATCTCCATTCTTGGATCCTTTTTTAACATTAATAATATATTTTGTTGATTTAACTCCTTTTTGAGTCATATGTTGAACTTGAAATTCTTTTTGAGAACCATGATATAATTCTTCTAATGTTAATTCTAAATTATATGTCATTTTATTTTGCAAAGAACCAAATGGTAATGATGATAAATCTGAAAAGACAAAGATATTACTATTCATACTCTCCCCTAATCCCGCAAAATCAACATTAAATAATGATTGGAATAAATCTAAAGGATTAATAGGAGGTATATCACCTGATATAGCATCATATCCAAAATTATCATATATTCTGCGTTTATCAGGATTTAATAATACTTCGTATGCTTCTGAAATATCTTTAAATTTAGCTTCAGCGTCTTTTGATTGATTCTTATCAGGATGATATTGAAAGGCTAATTTCTTATACGCTTTTTTTATATCAGAATCATTTGATGATTTTTGAATACCTAGAATACTATATAAATCTTTCATTATTAACAATGATACTTAATTTAATTTTAAATTAAACTTGGTTTAATCTGATAATTCACAATTAGAAGATTTTAATCTGATAATTCATGCTTTTTAATTAATGCTTTCTCTTTTGTAAAATTTGGTTCATATTCTTTTAACCATTCAGTATAATTTTGATCATGTTTTCTTAACCAGATTTTAACGATATTAAATTCTTTTTTAGGAGCAATTGAAATTCCATTCAGTAAATTTACTTTATCAGTATCTTTTAAAATATCTTCAGTTAAAATACGTTCTACAATATAATTCCATTGATCTTTTAAAATATGACTTGATATTTTAAAAGATATACAACAACCTTCTCTATTATCTGGATCTTCCCATGTAGGAAATATATCTTCTCTCATAATAAAAAACATACCATTTTGAAGATGAATTTTATCAATAGTATCATTCATTAATTTTAAATCATAAATATTACGTAGTGTTAATAAATTCTTATAACTTGATTTATTCCATTCATTATTATTAATCGAATGATACCATAAACACCAATTGGTATTCAGTTGATAATTATTCATTATCCTAATTAAATAGTATAAAAAATCTTTAAATAAAATATGTTTTATCCTCCATTTTTATTAACAATCTGTTGGGCCTCAGGCAATTTCCCCGAGCCGGTTGCGGGGTGCGCTGGTTTTGTGACCGTGGCACGGAGCCATTCCAGGCACCCCCCAAAAACTTTTTGGTTGATCGACGAACCAAAATCAAGCAATATTAATTCCGGTCTTCGGGGATTTATTAGCGGGGTCACAGGCTCGGAGGTGGATCGTTCTAGATTCTTTGGCTCTATCAATCTAAATATATTATTAAAATTAACCTCTCTCACTAATGTGCCCATATCATCTTTGCTAGTAAGGAGGGCGTCGGGGTAAGAATTGAATAATACAAATTTTCCGGCCTTTGGATCAAAAGAGATATATTCACCCGGCGCTCCCTCCCTCACTCGAGCCAAAAGATCGCCATGAAAACAATTTAAGTTATTATCTAATCGTTCTTCAATTTCGATTACTTCTTTCTTTTCTTCAGGAGATGATTTATCCGCCGCGCAGAAGGCACCGAGTTCAGGTGAAAATTTAAGTTCCTGGGCAAGACTGGCGACATGTTGAAATTTGAAAATAACTTTGAGTATAAATCTATTCTCATCATATTCTCCTAGAGATATCCCACAACCTAATATTCTCGGTGTTACACATCTAGAAGTTGCCAAAAATAGTTTTTGTGATAATATATCATCCCCCCCCATCGATACATATTTATGCATTAGATATTCACGCATAAATGTTTTAATGATAATAAATTCCATCTGTTCATCATCGAACTTTTTTGGGAATGGTTGTTCGAGATACTTATAAAATAAACTTTGATCTGTATTTTGATAATATGAACATTTCGCACGTTTATTTAACTCCCCCGGCAGCCTGTCAAAGATCTCGTTCCACGGGCTCATGAACGACCAATCGCTTTTGCGTCCACGAACACGCACGCCGTCATTGACCTCATCATCCAATTCACTAAAATTACTATTTAATCCTTCATACCCCCCATCTGCGTTTTCATTACCTTTTCCCTTGGTCGCCCAAAAACCACATCCTACAATCTCTGGATCCGCTGTGAGTGCCCTGTTCGCCAAGTTATCACATAATTTCTCTATCTTTTCTTTCAATGAAGATAAAGAAATATGTGATAACTCGGCGTGCATCATGTCGAAGTTTAAGGTCGGTCTCAACAGCGCCTTCTTCTTGGCCAGATGGCTCGACGGCGCGTGTGGGGTGGGGGTGGCCTTGGGTTCGCCGCGGCGCTTACTGCGTGAGGCTCGGGCGCGGCGCTGCCCTCGCTTGGGTCCGCCCTCGCTTCCGGTGGATCCTGCACTCCCCTCCCGCGGTCTCGCGCAGCACATCATCCCTCCTTTCATGGGATTCTTTTTTATTTTAGTGCGGCGTCTCTTTGTATTTATTCTCTTTCTCACTTGTCTCCGTTGCCCCCTTTTTGTTTTTTTTCTTTTTGAAGATATTTTTTTCAGTTTTAAACTTTTCTTATATTGTTTCATTTATAATTTATAAAATATTTTAATAATTGTTTGGAAAAGATTCCATCACTCGGATAATGAATACCAGCCTTAACTCTACAATCATCACATTTTTCAGCAATTGAATACAATAAATCTTTCTTATCTGGATATCTTTTCGTTAGAATATGAGCTAAATAATGAGCTTGAAAAGCATGACCCGCTGGATAACTTGGTGTTAATCCACTTTCAGAATATAAATAATTGATATTTGAATTTATTTGATAGGGTCGTGCTCGATTAATTAAATATTTGAAGAATAGAATATAATTAATAACTTTTTTGTCCAATACAATGGCGTTTAATTCATCGACTGTTTCATCTACATGAGGTAAAAAAGCTGGTGCCATATTTAGATTGGTTAAATTGAAAAAATCAATATCTTCTTGTGTTCTATCCTTTGCTAATCTTAATACTACTAAAGCTTCTTCTTCATTATTAGGATAAATCGGTATAGTTGGTAAATAAGGTTTATATCTTTTAGGACTACTAATTAAGATAAGAGTATAAATCAAAATACTATAAAGAATATATTTATATATTTTTATTTTCATATATATATATATGAATATATTTAATAATATATTAATAAGATTATCTATATTTTCTTCAGTATATGTTGTAGTATTAATTTTTACTGCTCCATTTATAGATCATTTATTTACAAGTTTAGAAGAAGATAAACTTATTAAAGAAACAAATTATGAAATATTAATTGAAATTATATTACATGTTATCGTATTAACTATAGCATGGTATTGGCTTCATAAATTTTTAAGATCTTTCCTTGAAAGATTAATGAAGGTGAAAATAAAAGAAGCAACACAAACAGCGATTGATTTTATATCAGCTGTCGCACTAATTGGTTTACAAAAGAATTTACTTGATAAATTAAGATACATTACAATTGAACATCCTTTCAGAATAACTGAGTTATATCAATAATTTATCTTAAATTATTATAAAATTAATTATAACCTAATTCTAGAGTACACTTTAATTTTCTAGGAATGGTGTATAATCCGAGTGATGCCAAGTCTATTCGAAGTTAATAAATATATTGTCTAAAGAGCCACGCCTGAGACGACCTTGTATCAGTCGCACAGTGCGAGATATTTCAGTGTAGCTCTAATCCATCCAAGTCAACACTCCGCACTCCTCCCACTGGTCATCTTCTCAGTTTGCGAGGATCCATCATGTCAGCTTGATCGCCCCTTATATCTCTATCTCTTTCTTTTATTAGTTTTTCTGAGATTTTTCTTTCTATGATATAATCTTCTTTTAGTAGATTTGCTCTTTTTCTTTCTAGATTTTTTATTTTTCCTTTTTTTCGTTTGTTTCTTCTTTGATTTATTTCTCTTTTCTATTGCATGTTTCCTTTTAAGGTTTTTAACAAGACCGGCTTTTTCGGGCGGGGGGGGGACGATTCCGGACGAGATCGAGCCCCCCGCCGCGGAATCGGCGGCGCGGTCGCGGAACCCCCACTGTGTCTTGCCTGTCGCGGTGTCGGCGTAGTAACTCCTGCCTCCGGAACTAGACGTCCGTTCTTCCCAGCCGCTCGGCAGAGGCCGCGACGATTGCGCCTTCGCCTTCTTCGCCTTCTTCGCCGCCTTCTTCGCCGCCTTCTTCGCCGCCTTCTTCGCCTTCTTCGCCTTCTTCGCCTTCTCCGCC